CGTAGTTCAAGAGTATGGCATAGCTGATGTAGAATCCACAAAACAATTACATCTTGCACAAGAAGATATATTTAGAAATTCACACAACTCACCGATGCGAAAGCATTTGAAGTTGATGAATGATTTTCTTCCTATACTCACAGTCATTGAACGTAACGGAATCAAGATTGACTTCACAACCTTGGATAAAGTGCGACTTGACTATGAGAAAGAGCAAAAAGAATTAAAAGCTAAGATGGAAGAAATATGCCGTGAAGTTATGGGCGATACAAACGTAAACTTTGCATCTCCTGAGCAAGTAAGTCAGTTGATTTACTCACGTAAAGTCATTGATAAGAAGAAGTGGGCAGAGGCATTCAACATAGGTCTCAATGAAAAAGGCAAGCCTTTATTAAGACCTAGGCTAAGTCTGCCACAATTTGCATCAATGGTAAAGGCTATGACCACTCGTGTTCACAGAACAAAAGCACAACATTGTCACAAGTGTCATGGCAAAGGTGAGTTCTTCAAGATAAGGAAGGACGGACAGAGATGGAAGAAAGCTACTAAATGTCCTGCATGTTTTGGTGCAGGGTTTATCTACATGCCTCTTCCTAAAATTGGTGGACTCACAATGAATCCAAGAGATATTGGAGATGTGTCTGCCAATGGGTTTGCTACTGATAAAACCACTTTAATTAGACTATTAGCTATTGCTAAACATAATGGTAACTTAAAAGCACAAGAGTTTCTTAGGTCTACCATAAGACTAAATGCAGTGGATGTATATCTGTCTAGCTTTGTTGGTGGTATATCTCGCAACACAAGAAGTAATGGTTTGTTGCATCCGAAGTTTAATCAGTGTGTTACTAGGACTACTAGGTTGTCTTCATCCGACCCGAACTTTCAAAATCAACCACGAGGTTCAACATTCCCAGTTAGGGCAGTTGTTGTGTCTAGGTTTGATAATGGGTCTATACTACAAGCCGACTATAGTCAGTTAGAGTTTCGTATTGCTGCTCAACTTTGTGGCGATGAAACTATGATTGATGATATCATGAAAGGAAGTGATGTTCACAAATATACTGCTTCTATTATATTTGATAAGCCTGAAGCAGAAGTTACTAAAGAAGAACGTACTGAAGCTAAGGCACATACCTTTAAGCCCTTATACGGGGGTACTACAGGTACCCCGAATGAGACGGCTTACTATAAAGCCTTCGTTGATAAGTACCCAAAGCTGGGAAAATGGCATGAGACTTTACAAACTGAAGCTATATCGACTGGTGTTGTTACCTTGGATACTGGTCAGCAATTTGCTTTTCCAGATACTAGACGACTTGCCAACGGAAATGCATCAGGAGCACCTTCTATTAAGAATTATCCTGTCCAAGGTCTTGCAGGTGGTTGCGTGGTTCCACTAGCACTTATTCATTTGCAAAATGAGATTGTCAATAAAAGAGTTGCATCTAAGATTATTAATACAGTCCATGACTCGATAGTCTTAGATGTGTATCCTGGTGAAGAAGAAGTTATAGCACGTATGACATATGATGCTATGACTAAAGTAGACAAGCAGTTTGAGGAACTTTATAACGTAACTTGGAAAGTTCCTTTGGCTGTGGATTTAGAAATAGGTAAAGATTGGTTGAACATGAAAGAATATCGCTTGACTAACTCTGCCGAATGTAATATAAATTGAGTTCCAATATCAACAAGGAGTGTAAATATGGAAACATTACCAGTTGTAAATTCAAATACAAATTTTGAAGATATCGCTAAAATAATCGGTCAAGAAGAGGCAACTAGCCCTGCTAGAAATATGTTCTTCTTGAAGATAAACAGAGACCATGAAGATGATGAGGGTAATTCGTTACCTGCAGGTTCTTGGTCTGTGTCGCTACCTGATAAAACAGTGTATGCAAAAGAGATTGACTTTCAAGTCTTTGTTCAAAGATATCAGTATCTACATTATGATGCTGAGGTGAATGAGATGGTCAACAAATCTGTGATGGCAAAGAACTTGTATCCACAAACTGAAATACCTGATATGTTAGGCACTTTCAGATGTGGCTCAGTTCCTGCTAGTCAAAGAGAAAGCCTATCAGCAGACAAAGCAATGCAACAAAAAAATATTAAGTGCTTTCGTATGTTGTTTGGCAAAGCTACTTTTCTCGACGCAGTCGATGAAAAGGGTGCAAAGGTAGAAGACGCAGTAGAGGTTCCTATCCTTTGGAGAGCAAGGGGTAGTAATTTTATGCCCATATCTGTTCCTATGGACGCTCTAACTGCACAGAAAAAACCTTTTATCTTTTACAAACTCCACGCTTCTTTGGAAAAGAAGAAGAATGGTGGGTTAGTATATTATGTAGGTAAGTTCGACAATAGCCCTCAACTCGTCGACTTCACTCCAGCTGACCAAGATACCTTGGGTTACTTTATGGACTACATAAATGCCGAGAACACTGCAGTGATGAAGGAATACGATGATGCCTTACGAAAGCAAGGTAAAATGGTAGACCAAGATGCAGTCACTGTAACCTCGGATGACGTTCTGAATGATGATTTGCCCGAGTCATTGACAGGATGAATACAAAACAAGCCGCTATAGTTTCGTTCCTTTCAAGAGCGGCTCGTGGGGAGACAGAAATGTCTCCTCACATTATCAATGAATTTGCAGAGAATTGCAAACAAGCCTTAAACAAACAATTCAACGAAAAGAAAACAGATTTTAGATTACGAATGAGTAACGTGGGTAAACCACTTTGTCAGTTACAGATGCAAGCTTCAGGAGCACAAGAGGAAACACCTAGCTATGATTTTAAGATGCGAATGGCTATGGGTGATGTGTTAGAGGCTTTGATTATTGCAGTGATACAAGCATCAGGAATAGAAATAAAAAATAAACATGGTAAAGTAAAATTACCAATAAATAAAAAAAGTTCAATAGAAGGTGAATTTGATATTGAATTAGACGACGGCATTTACGATATAAAAACTGCATCCCCATTTGCTTTTGAGAATAAATTTAAGCCTGACGATGCTTATGAAAGAATAAAAGAGTCCGATGCTTTTGGTTATGTGACACAAGGACATGGCTATGGTATGGCTAGTGATAAGCCATTTAAAGGTTGGATTGCTCTCAATAAGTCAACTGGGGAAATAACTATTGCAGAAGCAAAAGATACTAAACAAGAAAGAGAGGACGTGTATGATAAGATACAACACACTTATAAATCGATATCTAAGCGAAAGGCTTTTCGACGGTGTTTCACCGATGTCGAGGAAGTCTTTTATAAAAAACCTACAGGTAATAGGACCTTGGGGATTGAGTGCAGTTATTGTCCCTACAAGACAAGATGCTGGAAAAACCTCGAGTTCAAAAGACAATTACCAAGCAAAGGAAGAAACCCCAAGTGGATTTGGTACACCCACATCACCGAAGAGTGGCGTAACACTGACGATTCAGTATAAAGGCACTGACGGCTCTCCTATTGCAAAAATATTTAAGATAAGTAGAGAGAGAGCAGATGCCTTTATCGAAGAACTCAACAGCCAAGTCCCCTTCCCGACCCTCGAAACGAAAGGTCAGAAAGTTACCATCCCAGCGGCTAACATCACAGAAATCCGTATTGAAGAAGAAGAGGATGTCTCCAAGGTCAGCAAAAGCAAAGGGAAGAAAGCTACAGACATGGGTAGCAGAAAAACTACTGAGTCTACTTAAAAGAGTAACTGAGTTGGACATCAAGTCTACTCCTATGGGAGTCAACGGAGTTGATGTCCAGTTATCTACGGTTGCCTATAAACAATTCCCTTACAACATCGAGTGTAAAAATACAGAGAGAATGACTACAATTTATAATTATTATGAACAAGCTGAGACTCACAATTACAAGGGTGAACCACTGTTAATTATAAAGATGAATAGAAAAAAACCTTTAGCTATAGTTGATGCTGAACATTTTATAGAAGTGGTAACAAAAAATGACTAAAATAGTGCACGACACATGGCAATCTGTTATGAACCATGAACGTAATCCTTTACGTCACATACCTGACTTAAATACAAGGCATATGGTTATGCAAGTGTTAGCATGGATGTGGTGTATAATTTTCTCTATGTATTTTGGAAGTATGTGGATATTTGGTATAACTGCTGTTGCTCACATATTCTTGATAAGTGCAGTTGTGTTAACAGTAGCTACCTTTGAAACTGCAAAGAGAAAGCCGTCAGTTTTTTTGAGGAAAAAATCATGAGTAAAATAAATTTAAAAAGAGGCGATTCTGCTATTATAATCAGACACTTAGACAAAGGTTTTGATGTAGAGATTTATCATAGTCACGATAAAAATTTATTGACAGAAGAAGATACTATGTTCTATGCTTTACTCACAAGAGGTATGGTTCACACTGCTATAAGAGATACGGACCAAGTATTAGAAGATGGACGTCAAAGTATAGATGAAGAAATAGGAAGAGTAACGATACATTGAGACACATGGAGTACATGAAGATGAGGATTAAACAAGCACAAGAGCAGTCTGACAATCGAGAACTAGAAGATATGGTAAACAGTCCTTCTCATTATAATGAGTTTGGCATAGAGTGTATTGATGCTATACAAGCTGCTACGGGCACTGAATTTAAGAGTTATTTACAAGGAAATATTATGAAGTATTTGTGGAGATACAAATACAAAGGCAAGCCTTTGCAGGACTTGCAGAAAGCCGAGTGGTATTTATCTCGTTTGATTAGTGTGGTGCAAGATGAGGAAGTCGAAGATAACGATTAGAGTGTCTGCTGAAGTGGATTCGGAAGAGTTCACACTTGACAAAGAGGAGCTTCCATTTATATTGGAAGATATGATTGGTGACCTACTACATGAAATAGTTGGGTTACAAACAAAAGATGTAACTATAAGGGTATTAAGATGAAAAGTAACGTAATTTTACCAACGTATTATCAACAATTTATTCACAAGTCTAGGTATGCAAGATGGCTTGATGATGAAAACAGAAGAGAGGAATGGCATGAGACTGTGGGCAGATATGTAAACTTTATGAGTTCACATCTTTTGAAAAAACATAATTATACCATACCTGACAGGGTTAAAGAAGAACTGCATGAGGCTATACTTCACTCTGAAGTTATGCCGTCTATGAGAGCTATGATGACTGCAGGCAAGGCTTTAGATAGAGATAACACTGCAGGATATAACTGTTCTTATTTGCCAGTAGATGACCCAAAAGCATTTGATGAAGCTATGTATATACTTATGTGTGGCACTGGTGTTGGCTTCTCTGTGGAGCGAGACTGTATAAACAAGTTGCCTGAAGTTCCTGGATTATTGTTTGATACAGAAGAAACTATTATTGTCAAAGACAGTAAAGAAGGATGGGCAAAAGCTTTCCGTAAGTTATTGGCTTTACTATGGGCAGGAGAAATACCTAAATGGGATTTGTCTCTTGTTAGACCTGCAGGTGCTAAACTAAAGATATTTGGTGGTAGAGCATCAGGACCTACACCTTTGGATAATTTGTTCCGATTTACAGTAAAAGTATTCAAAGAAGCAAAAGGTAGAAAGTTATCTAGCTTAGAGTGTCATGACTTAATGTGTAAAGTTGGAGAAGTAGTTGTCTCTGGTGGTGTAAGACGTTCTGCTATGATAAGTTTATCTAATTTATCTGACGATAGAATGAGACATGCAAAGACGGGAGAGTTTTACAAAACTGAGCCCCAGCGACAAATGTCAAATAATTCAGTGGCTTACACAGAAAAACCTGACCCATACACATTTATGAGAGAGTGGCTTTCTTTGGCTGAGTCTGGTACTGGAGAGAGAGGCATGTTTTATCGTGGGGCGGCTAAGAATAAGGCGGCTGAGAATGGTAGACGAAATTCTGAATATGACTTCGGTACTAATCCGTGCAGTGAGATTATATTGCGTCCATATCAGTTCTGTAATTTATCTGAAATAATTGTACGTGGTACTGATACTATTAAAGATTTAGAAAGAAAAGTTCGCATAGCCACAATAATAGGCACATTTCAATCTACCTTAACTCACTTTCCTTACTTACGTAAAATATGGCACAACAATACGGCTGAAGAAAGATTGTTAGGTGTATCTATGACAGGTATCATGGATAACGCTATTACTAATGGCAAAGATAGCAATGATTTAGAAAGTGTGTTAATGATACTTAAAAAGATAGCAGTTGATACCAACAAAGAGTTTGCTGAAGCCATA